CGACGGCAGAAGTTTGGCAATCACCTCGTCGTAAGTTTGCCCGCGCTTTAGCGTGCCCATCACGGCCTTGCGCCACGCCTGCGCGCTCGTTGTCATCACCTCCATGCCCTTAGCCGCCGCAAGCCCCGCCACGATGCCGCCGGCGTACTGCGCGGCGAGAAGGTGCTTCGCGCGAAACGGTTGAAACACGCCGCCCTCAGCACACTCCACGGCGACTAGGTTAGGCGCAACCGTTTCGAGCAGCGCGCCTATGGCGTACGCCGTGCTTGGCACCATCGCCTTGCCGATGTGGCGCACTCGTCCGGGCCGTATCGGCGTTACCCACGACACGGCGGTCTGCACGCTCCCAGGGTCGACGCCTGCAATCACCACGTCGCGACAATCTCACGAGATGGGGTCAGCGGCGACTATCTCGCGGCGAGCGCCTTGTGGAGCTTACGCCACGCTTTCACGTCGCACGGGTCGCCAGCATCGCCGTCTTCAATCGCGCGCTCGATGTCGCGCCGTATGACGGTGACGCTGTTTTCCCGCAGCGCCCACACGTTGAGTGTAAGCACGTCGCAAACATCACTTACCGCGTACGTTCGCCGACCTAGCGCGTAGCGCACGGCTTAGATGGCACAGAGTTCCATCTTGCGCTTATTGAGTTCGTTTGCCTTACTCATCAGTGTGTCTAACGTGTCGAAAGCTTGGGCAAGTACCTCGCAATCATTAGCGGACCACTCAAGCACTATCGGTACCTTGAAATCTGGGTACCCATACACGATCCCTTGGTCCACCTCAATCCATAGTAGATTCTCAAATTCCTGGGTCAGATATTCAGCAACATCATTCAGGTTACTGGGCTCATCATCATGAAGACATTTCGCCAATTTGCGGAAGTGTTCCGATAGGCCTTTGCAACTAAAGAAGCGCCAGTACAAAGTGCCGTCAAGGCAGCCTGTCAGGTCGTAACCTTCGTAACCAACCACCAAGTACTCATCTACTGGTGTTGCGTCGTCGACGTACTTCTGGGCCACACCAACGTCGATGCTTATGTATGTAAATCTGAAATAGCGACGTATGATCGCTAATATTTTGTCTATCTCAGAGCGACGCTTTTCGTCACTGATTTGATTCGCCATCTCATGAAATGCGTTGCCAACGCGTCTGGCAATCGTCGGCGTTCCATAATGAATCACTCAATACTTTCTCCAATTGTTGCAGTTGTTTTGCCAAGCCTAAGAACGCGTTTCCGATCCGACACGCCAGGCATAGCTGGCAGTCTTCCGAGTGTTCTTCCGAGTGATGCTCACAATCGCAATCGCAGCCGTTCTTCTCGACGAGACCGCGAATCAGTTCGAGCTTGTTCTCCAATTCGCTCAGCCGCAACTGGAGCCGCTTGAACGTGAGCTCGGTGCACTCCCAGTCGTCCGCGTCGACAGACTGATGCGCCCAACACCGGTGACGCTGCCAGCGGTAACCGCGAAGCCTTCCGCAATCCTCGCAGACTGACGGCGCGTGCTCGTTCACCATTGTCACACCCTCGTTTCGCCGCCTGGATGATGGTTGGCGTTATCTAAATCGATTTCAGCAACACCAACGTGATCGGTTCGCCATTGCCCGGTGTACCGAAGATTGACAACGAACGGCGACGCCAACACGAACGTGCTGAAAAAATACGCGTAACTTACGCGCTGCAAACGATTCTCAAGGTCACGAAGGCACACGATCGTGTCCAAAGTTGATTGAGCGATTGGGTCCAACATGATGCCGGCGACAAGGTAAAGGTCGTCGCGAACGCTGCCATCGAACACAACCATCCCCACTTGCACGAACGGCGGCAACCTTCCTGCCGATATGACGAGATTGGCGCCACACTGGTCTCGGAAACATAAAGCATCCAACAGCGTGCACGAACGACACACCGGCTCAAGCGGGGCTTCCTTTTCAAACACCCATCGGTCACAACGCTTACACATCCGGCCGTACCATTCCCCAAACTCAACGTGACTCACGCCGTAGCGATCGACGTGCGCGTCCCCCTCGGCTTGTGTTGGTTCACGTAACTCGCCAATCTTGGCGCGTGATGCGGAGATGTCACCTTTGAGATGCTGGTCGCGAAGGCATGCAAGCGCATCGCGCTTGTGCACCGTGCACCAAGGATCAAGGTAACCATTTGCCCTGTCGCTATCAGCAAACAGGCACGTCATAGACTCGCAATTCAAATCTCACCCCCTCCGCACTCGTATGCCGCCCTCGAACACGAAGCGAATCAACGTAAGCCTGCTTGATGGCCTCATGCTCGGGCAGTCCAGCATCAACCATCATGATCGCCACGCGCTCCTCAAACCTGTGGCGCCAATCATCGTTCCACTTCTCCACGATTGGCAGAATCGTGTGCACGTCACTCATGGCGCTGATTTGGTGTCCGCGCCGTCATCACCCAACGTCAGTATCTCTCGGGAGTGATCGCTTAGAAGCGTCGCTTCGAATCGAATCTCGCGAATGCGGCAAAGAATTTCGTACGCCGCCGCGCTGACCACGGCCCGCTCCGCCCAAAACTTCTCAGCCGCATCAAGCGACATCTCGACGTGCACAAACGATTGCAGCACAAGCCTTTTCAGGCTTTCCACATAGGCTAAATCACGAGAACTCAATTCCATATTAGTCTCTTCAATCGTCGACTTCATACCAATGCCGCGACTGCGACGACAGGTTGCGCTTTAGCGCAACATTGGCCTCTTGCAACACGCTATCGGCTGCAACATCGTCGCGTTCGTTCGGTTCCAGCGCACGCCACGCCATGAGGTTCGCGGCGAACATCAGCCGCACAATGCCAGTCGGCCCGCCTCGGTTTTTCGCGACGATGATTTCGTGTTCTTTGGCCTCCGCCTTGTCGCCATCCTCCTTGTCAACGCGATGGATGAACATCACAACGTTCGCGTCTTGCTCGATGGCGCCTGACTCACGCAGGTCGCTAAGACGAGGCCGGGCGGCCTTGCCTACGCGCTCCTCCACCGAACGATTGAGCTGAGCCAACGCAAGCACTGCGCAATCAAGCTCCTTGGTGAACTTCTTGAGGCCTCGCGAAAGCCTCGCGACTTCGTTCTCACGTGTCTCGTTTCGCCGGCGGTCGGGCGAGTCGATGAGCTGCAAATAATCGACGACGACAAGCGCTAGTTCACCGCCATTGCGTTCGATGTCCGCTCGTATCTTTCGAGCCGCCGCGCGCATGCCGTAAAGCGACACGTTCGGGTCATCGCAGACGTGAAGCGTGACGGGCATCATGTCATTGACGGCATCGGTCAGGCTGCTCACGTCATTGCCGCGGAGGCGAACCTTCTGCACGCGCATGTGGTCGACGTTGCCGATGGTGCTCATCGCTCGCGTGGCAAGCTCGTCGCTTGTCATCTCGAGCGAGAAGAAGATCACATGCTTCGGTTTGGACGCCTCACGCTTGCGCGCTACGTGCATGGCGAAGTTGAGGGCGAGCGCCGTCTTGCCAACACCCGGACGAGCGGCGAGCACGTAAAAGCGACCTCGTTGGAACCCTACGAGATACTCGTCTAGGTCCGCGAATCCCGTTGGTTCAACGTCGCTGCTCTCGCCGTTTTGTTGGCGCAAAATCATAGCTTGCAGCGCCCGCGTGGCTACGTCGCCAATACGCTCGCATGCACGGTCTTTTGCGTTCGTTTGCTGGCAGTCGAAGATCGTTTGTGCGGACCTATCGAGGTAGCTAGCAACGTCCTCCGCACCGCCCTCAAGCGCGTACCCTTCCGCGGCAATGCGATGCCCCGCCGTGATGGCGGTACGTAACACCCATTTCGTATCCACGATTTTTGCGTAGCCCTCTGCGTTGGTCAGATGTTGGGCGGCGCCAAGGATGTCGGTCAGGTACGACGACCCGCCCACCTGCGCCAATCGCCCCGTGGTACGTAGTCGCGCAAGCGTCGTGACGACGTCAACCGGCGCTCCCTCGCGATGCAGCGAGAGCATTGCCTCGAACACCTGACGGTGCGCTTCGGAGTAGAATTTCTCGGGCGCTAAAAGCGACCCAAACGCGTCGATTTGCTGCCCCGTCCCTTCGATGAGAATGGCCGAAAGCACGGCGGCTTCGGCGTCGAGGTCATGCGGCGGAATGGCGTCAACCATGCGACGCCTCCGCCGTCACCTCAGGCGACGATGACAGCGCCACCCGCTGCACGCCGCTACCGTGCCGCTCCGCATACGCAGCCTCCGCCCGCGCCAATCGCTCGCGTGCTGCCTCGATGGTGATGCCAACAAAGAACGGGTTATCGCTCCCTCGTGACACGTGCTCGAACATGGTTTGCGCCGCCTCGAGCTCTTCGGTCAGCGGGTCGAAACGCGGCGTTCTTGCAGCCTCCGCCCGCGCCTTTTTCGCCTTCGCTTCGGCGATAACCTTGCGAACACCACCATCGTTGGCCCACTTCAGAAACCCCCGCGGATCGTACCCGTGCCGAAACCGCGTAGCGTTGTCTTCGTCCGCTCGCACCTGCGTCGCAAACGCCTCCGCCGCGCCCCGCAGCCACTCCACACGCCCTTGCAAACCACCACGAGGCCCATGTTCGTCAAGCGCGTCGTCAAGAACCGCCATCTGCTCGCGTGGCACCACGTAGCGGCCTCCGGTCACGGCGACGATCGCTTCCTGGTAAGCCGCCGCGACGAACGAACCCTCGAACCGCCGGACCGCTTTCGGTCGCTCGTTGCGACATAGCGATTGCTGAGCCGGCAAGGCGGTTTCCGGCGCCCCATACCCTTGAGACGAGGCGTTGCCCCAACCAGGAGACGCTCCGCCGTCCTTGCCCCCTTCTCGTGTCACGACAAGGCCTGTCACGTTGTTGGCCTCTGGCAACGTTGCCGACTCGCCAGGTCGGTCAGCTACGGCATGCATGTGTTGCGCATCTGCGACGTCTGCCGGCGTAGCCTCCACCGGCGAAGCCTCGATGGTCCCGGGTGCCCCCCCTCGGGGGGTTAGGGGGGCTTGGGGGGTTTCTTCTCTCTTCTCTTTCTTCTCTTTCTTTCTTTCTTTCTTAGCGTCACTCAGCGTCACGCGTGACGTAACGCTTTCGATGCCCAGCGAAACGCTCGTTTTTTCGAGTGTTCGTGAATCCGCGACATGGTCACCGTCGCATGTCGCGACATGGTTGACATGCATGTCGCGACACGTGTCGTTTTGCATGTCGTGCATGTCGGTGACAGCGTGACGTAACGTGTCGCATGTCGCGACCATGTCGCGTGTC